CTAGCACTAATTGGTCCATACGACGACCGATAGAGTCACCAACAACTTTAACCAATTCGCGGCGCTCGTCGAAGTTGACTTTTGCCTGATGGAAAATGTCGCTGTATTCAGCAGCAATGTAATCTGACATTGAAGCTGTGACTTGTGAATACGTTACGTTCAGAGGTGTTACATCTGTCTGCGGAACACGGACAGTGGCAACGCCTTTGCCGATTTTTGGAAACTTAACTTGATTGCCTTCTACGTTCATCCGTTCGCGGGTCACACCAGCAAGTGCGCGTGCACCTTGATAAGCCTGTTTGACTTCCGCGTCGAACAACTGAACAAAGGCGTTTGAAATGCCAATAGCCATTTCGTATCTCCTTCATAAAAAAAGTTACTACGGGTTAAGCGCCTAACAGGTATCCATATGGGCTGCGGCTTGCACGGTTTTGCGCCTCACGCCAAGGCGGGTCTAATGGGCCGTTGCCGGTTATCCATTGCTGACACTATATTACATAACAGGGAGTGATGTAAAGATGTTACAGTGATTTTTTTGCAACATTTACAAAACAAAAATCCCGGCACTAAGGCCGGGAGTTCTGTATTAAATAGGTGAGTAGTCTTGAGCGCCGTAAACTTGCTCAAACATCTTTTCAACTTTTGCCCTATAAGCTGGGTCTGAAGTGTACTCAGGCTTGCCAACCATAGAGTTTAATTCTTCTTTACTTGGCATCCCTTCTACTGGGCCGATATTAACTGGCACAGACTGGTCGCCATAATATGACCGCACCTTCTGCAATGCACGTATGCCCTGTGCTGTGCCACCCATAATCTTGAACTCGTCAAAATCACTTTCAGCCCAAACACCTTTACGGACAAGACCTTGCGCCCATTCGGTCATAGACTTGATGGTAGCGTCAGCATTTGGCCCTAGCTTGTTATACTCTTCTTTATAAGAAGCCTCAGCTTGTTGCGCCTCATTGCCAGCAAGCTCAATAAATTTGCCAGCCAACTCATTGAACGCAGATTGGCTTACGCCGTTTTCTTTAGCCCAATCCTTATATGTACTGAACAACTCGTCATCTTCAGGGATGTTAGCTTCCTCAAAGATTTTGGTATCGTACTTCTCTGGTGTTTTGTGGTCGCCACGATAAAATTTACTTTGAAGCTCTGTGTACGATTTTACCAAGTTCTCAAGGTCTGGGCCTTCATCTTCTTTCCAGAACTTTTCTGGATACCACTCAGGCCGTTCAAACTCAGTTTCATCATTGTCTTCTGCAACCGTAAGATCGTCTACTGATCTTGGGTCACCTTCCTCAAGGTGAGAGATAGATTTATCTTCTGGCGCAGTTTCTTCGCTGGCCGTTTCTGCGGAATCTAAAAGACCGCCTTCCTGTTCTTCTTCGCTCATGCCTGTCTCGCTTTCTTAATACGCCGCTCGATCTCGCGGACTAATGAGTTTTGCCCTTCACGAGCAAAGCCATGTGCAGCATCCTCACCAGGATACCACGTTGGCTGCTCAATCGTTAGTGAGCGCAGGTGTTCTAATATCTTTTGCCCATCCTCACTACCGAATACACGCAAGTACAAGAGATCAGTGTCACTTGGTTCCTGCCGTGTTTCTTCAAGAGACTGAGGCATCGCGTGCCGCAGTCCTTCCCATCCTTCTACTTCTGCCACTTAATGCCCCTTATGCCATACCCGGTGGAGCCGCACCTTCTTCTGGTTCGGCTTGTTGTTGCTGCATCTGTGCTTGAGCTTGGGCCATCTGCATAGCCTGCTGCATCATTGCCTCTCTCTCTTGAGGATTGGTGCGAAGGCTGGCAGGTACGCCTAGCTTGCCAGCAATGTAATCTGCAATCGCGCCATTCTTAACTGCCATTTGTCCTTCTGGCCCAAGAGCAGAAGCAATCTGCGCCCATTGCGTAACCTTTTCAATATCACCCATGTTCTGCGCTTGTGCGATCGGAGAGACGGGCGTGAGACGAATTTCAAGGCCATTAACCTTTAATGGCAATTCAATCATACCACGCTCATCCATAACACTTAACACACGCGAGATTAATGGGTACATAGTTTCAGTAATCAATCGACCGAACGCAGCGCCTAAGTTTTGCGCTAATTCTTTCATACGCTCCGCAACTTCAGTCGCAGAACGTGCACTCATATTGTCAGGTGGCAGTGTGTCGTCCAACATGATCTTCTTAATATTCATTCTCAAATCGTTAATCACGATCTGGCTTACGTTGAAATCTCCAGAACGTGGAAGCTGTCTAAGGCTTTCACCTTGAGGACCGCCGTTTCGTGCCACAGGTATAATAGCGCCCGGCACGATTCGGATTGTTTGAGGGTTTAACACGCCATCGTCTGCGGCAGTATAAACACCAGCGATTGATAGAGATGCGTTTTTAAGGAGCATCTCAAGAGTTTTATTCAACGTCTTAATGTCTGGTATCGCAGTAACCAATGGACCTCGACCATACACTTCACCAGCCACCTTCATGTAACGTGCGACAATCCAAGGGCTAGACTTCATGGTGCGGGTAAGCAGTTGCGACTTGCCTTCAGGCCAGATGACATAGTACTGGAAGTCACCACGCTCTGGGTTAAGCACCGTAGCCTCAATAAGCTCAATCTCTTCTGTAGGCTTTTGTTCAATCATAGTGGCAAGGCGTGTAGGAATTTCAGCTTCTACCCAATGCTGCTTAATTGCCTCACCCTTCATCCGCATCTTTCTGTAAACATTATCGACCTTGCCATGAGCGCCTTCTTCAATGGCTACTAGATACTGAGGCACAGGCGTAAAACGGATAGGTGTGGTGTCATCGCCGGGCTGCACAAGCATTACTGCTGTGCCAACCGCAAGGTCTAACAAAAACTCGCCCATTGCCAAATCAAAGTTACTTTGGCGCAACACAGCGAACATCTTGTCAGAATACACATCAAGTGCAGCCTGTGCTTCTTGACGCCGCTCCATTGGGATGTCTTCGCCCGGTTCTAGTCGGCAGAAACGCCCGTGAGGAGGGAACAAACCAGATTGGATACGGTTAGCAAAGCGTTGTGTAGAACTGATGGCCGTTGAGTCGAACACACGCATCATCTTGTTTTGACCAGGAGAACCACCGCCCTCATAGTATCCATCGTACAAGTTTCGTTGTGGCAGCGCGAACTCGTAGCAATCCTCATAAATCTGACGCCAGTTATCCTTACGGCGCTGTGCCAGTTCGTGACGCTTCATAACCTGTTCAACGGTTAACATACCTTAATCCTAATCCAATAATCCTGAGCTTCTTTTCTTTGCTGCGGCAACCGCCGCGTCACTACTCTTAAAAGTCTTTAATTTTGCGCCAGTAATAGGGTCTTTAAACTTATTCGCACTATAAAATTTTAATAAAAAATCTTCATTGTCGATGACTTGTCCTGCGTCAAACACCGTTGGCACGTTAACCCACCTAGAGTTAGGCAAAGGCTTCTTATCTTTCCCATAATCTAATGGGATTGTCCTAGTGCGCTCAGAATACATTTTGCCGGATGGAGTCTGCCACAATGGACGGCCAGCCTTCGTTTTCTTGCCTGTAAATATTGGGTTTACCCCATAGTCATCTGCCATCCTTAATCCTTTTTATTTCGTGCGCTAATAGCCTTAGCTTTAGACTTGGCACTAGACTTAGAAGAAGCACCCCACGCGCGCAAGGAGAGGAGAAGGCGCGTGGGGCGTCCTTGCTTGTCGCGCTCAGGGCCGGGCATGGAACCCATGCGCGCCAAGAAAGAAGCACGTCTTGGGTTGTCGCCAGACTTCACAGGTGCTTTTAAGTTCATACCTTCGGCACGCGCAGAGGCTCTACCCTTGGCGTTCAATCCGCCTTTGGGGTTTTTACCTGCCTTGCGTTGCCATGCTGGTGTATCAGCCACGAGCGGCCCTCATGTTGTCGATCAAATTCGGGTACGGACGGCCTGCTTTCTTGGCAGCACGCATAGCGGAACGCTTCTTTGAAGAACTCAAAGACTTCGGTTTTCCCAAACCCTTGGGTCGCTTTTTATCCCAAACTTCTTTCTTCATTTCTTTGACCTATTTCTACTCATTGACATTACAATCAGATTGCGATGGGAATTATTCTTAGGGTTCCCATCCCTATGGTCCACGTCCTTGCCATCACCTTTTCTCGCAGAACCGCTTTTTACCATCTTGCGTCGAGCAGCATTTCGCATAGCGCGGTTTTTCTTCTGCTCTGGCTTGCCTTGATAATTATCGTATTCTGAGCGATAGTTTCTGGCCATTATTTCTTTTTCTTCAACATCGTCGTTTTCATATTAACCTCAGAAACACGCCCACCGTACTGCTTGGCATATTCCTTGGCCGCAGACATCCCAGCCTTGCTATAAGCAAAGGTGCGTGTCTTGCCATCTTTAGTCACT